CCCTTTTCACCAACTGGTCCTTGTGGTCCAACTATACCTTGAATGCCTTGCTCACCACGATCTCCTTTGTCACCTTTATCACCGCGAGGACCAACTTCACCACGCAAACCTTGTGGTCCAATCTCGCCGCGACTGCCTGTCTCTCCTCTTGCTCCTCGTTCGCCTTTAGGACCAGCGACTGCTTCAACCAAAGAGGACGCACTCTCAAGCGCGTCGATCTTTTCTACAATTGGTTCTAATTGCTTTTGAAGTTTTTTGTATAGAGCGACTGAGAGTAGATTGTGGTTAACATCATCAAAATCTGACATAGAGCTATTCTTCTAGAATTTTAGTCATACTCTCAATCATTTTTAATTGAGCTTCATGAATTTCTTCTTTATGACTATTATCTATATATGTGTCGCCTGAGGTGCTTTCAAAATTTACTGACTCTTCATCTCCGCTAGACTCCTCTGGTGGAGACTCTTCAGCAGGTTTTTCTTCAGAGATCTCAGCGTTCATGCGCTCAATATCAGCTTCAGATTGATTAAGTACATTGCTGCGCACCCACTTGTCACTATAGTATTTGCCAATATGAGAACTTATAGTATCAAGCATGTTTATACGTTCCCGCATAATCTCAAAGTCTTTTAATTCCGAAAAATAGTTGTCTTCAATATAGTCAACCGAAATGCCTTCGCGTATAGTTTCCCAATCATCTGTAGTGCATATTCCTTTTAATAACAACTGCACTCGCAGTGCTTCAATAAAGAGCATTGAAAACTTTTTACGTAACCGGTTGATGAACTTTTGGAACTTGACCTCTTCACGTGATATCTCACTCGCCCTACCAATATTAAATCCAGTTTCACTCTCAAGGCGATTAACTGGTACATTTAGTGAGCGATAAAGTTTCTTTTGAAAGAAAATTACGTCTTCAATCTGGCTGAGATTGTCTCCGCCCGGGAGTGTAGTAATTTCTGTGCCACGACCACCTTCACGACGAGGCAACCAAAAGTCTTCAAGCATACTCATGCTTTTACGATCATCACGTATTTCACCGGTGTTTGCGTCATAGACAAGTTTATTGCGATATTTCGCCATAATTCCCTGGACATACTCTTCAGCCTTACCCTTTGGCAAGTTACCAATATCAATATAGAAAATACGACGTTCTGGTGCGCGCGATATACGATAGATCACAAGTGCGTCTTCCATCATACGCAATTGGTTAACCAACTTTACACTCTTGTGTAGATATGAAACTGCAAACTTATTGCTTTCATCAAGTAGTCCAGACGGAGCATAGACTATACTATTAGGGTCAATCTTAAAGCCACTGTTACTGTTAAAGTCGTCTGAATATAAGAAATATTCTGCGGTAACATCTGAAGTTTTTACTCCAGTAACTTTATCAACTTTGGTCGTTATTTCTTTGACCTTTTTAATTTTTAATGGATCAATCGCACGCAGTTCCTTGATACCTTCTTTTGGCTTTTTAGGGTCAACCATCATGTGGTAATAAACCTTACCATCAATATACCACTTTCTAAAGATGTCTTGCCCGTTGTAGTTAAATGATAACAGTTTAGTAATTGTAGCAAATTCTTCAAGAATCTTTTTCTTGATGTTTTCAGGTTGTTCTAGATTATCAAGTACTAGGTTAACTGGAGAGCCATCAGAGTCTGAGATGATTGACGCATTTATAATATCTGATATGGCAGAGTCACATTCTGGTTGAGTTGATGCCGCACGACATTTTAAAATCAGATCCTTTTCATTTGTAAGAGCAGTACCATCAATGTCAAGTACCTGTCCATAATAACCGGCAGTAGCCGATGACGTTATAACAGAAGTACCATCGTTTTCAATTGGAGCTGAAAACGATGGTACTGTATTAAGTTCTGAGGTATCTTTTTTATTGATTACCTTTGATATTTCATAGCCAAATAGCTTCATAATATATATTTATAGTGCAAAAACTAATTACCCAATAGTACTATCAGAAGTCCAATACTGATAGTTTAATTCAACTGTAAATTCTTCTACAGTATCATTAGTTTCGTAATTAAGCTCAATTGCACCTATATTTGTTGGAAATGCACCCACGAATGTATATTTTTTCGTAGGGTTTGCATCTTCACGTGTTAATTGTTTGATGTGCAGGTCTTTGTAGTAACCAAGTGGAGCAGCAGTGTACGCACTTGTGTTTGAAGCATGACGATTAATCAAATTCATCCAGTTTTCAAACGCGTTGCGAATTTCCATTTTGCTGTCATTAATTACTGTGATTGTCCATGGTTCAAATGTACGATCTCCAGCAACTTTTAATTTACGTCCACGATATGGCACTTCAATAGGAGCAATAATACTACTTGGAAGTTGTGCAGCCTTAACTAAGAAACGTGACTTTAATGATGCCGTAGCACCACTGGCAACATTGCTTGGAAAATAAATTTCTGCTTCAAATAGATTTGGACGAGCTCCACCTAAAAATTGATTTTTAAATTGTGATAAATTACTCATTGTATTTTTCTATATATTTAGTATTTATACGTTTTATTATGCTCCAATTTCAGTGAATGATATACCAGTGCGTGTTGCAATAAAATTAAGTGAAATATAATTAATTGAACGAGCAGGTTTGATATAGATGTCAGCCACGAAACGATTGGTATCAATTACTTGCGGTGTATTATTTGTTTCATTACATACAACCTTATAGTCAGTAATACCACGACGTCCTTGAACGTCTCGTAAGTATGGGTCAATCGTATTAATAAATGCATTACGAGTAAATTCATCGTTTAATTCAAACAACTGGAATTTAGCAGCTTGTGCACACACACGTTGTATTGTGATGAAAAGACGACGCACGTTTATACGATCAAATGCACTTGGACGTGTTTGGCCGGTTTTGTCTCCATAGAGAATAATCCCTTGGCCAGTAACGTTCACAATTGGATTGATATTAGAGTTGTATAAATCATCACGATCAATACTTTTTGGATTGTATGCCAACTTAGTGACTCCACGCAATTGACCACGATTAAATCCTGCTGGTGAGAACCATGGATCAGAGATTTCATCAGTGTATGCACAGAGACCTGCCATATGACCGCATGCTGGAACCCACTCATAACGATCAGCGTACTTATTGTACACATATACAGGAGTACTATCAAATACTGTGTAACTTAAAATGCTATTGCTTGTAGATGAAAATGATTCCTTTGCGGTTTTAAGTGCAGTTAATTTTGCATCATCTGTTGATAGTGTGTATAAGTTAAGTGGAGCCGATAAAAATGCAATAGAATCTTTGCGATTCTCAACAACTGAAATTAATGCTGCATTAATTTCATTTGCATTATCACCAATAAATGCTTCAGCAAATATCAAATTAACATCAATATTATCAGTGTCTTCTAGTATGCTTAAAGAATTAACTACATTATCAATGTCTCTTGTTCCATTAGCACCACCAACAAAGGAATAAAATCCAATTCCAGACAAAGAATATGTATCAGTTGATAATGATGCGACGTCAAGTGGAGCTGTTACATAGATAAATTCTGAACCGAGGTTAATTACATCAGCCCAATAGTTATTGGAACCATTTGAATTGCGCGCATCTGGATGCAATGAAAGACCTTGCCAGGTTTCAAGTACTGTACCCTTTGTTCCGCTAATTAATCCTTTTTCATCATAAACTGCAATATGAATTTCGTCTGAAGCTAGTTGTGTTTCGGCAACTTCCTCTGCCCAAAGAGTAGTATCAGCTAAATTAGTGAAGAACTTTTTAGATTCTACTGAAGTAGTCCCTTGGTTGTCTTTATGAAAAATTTGTACACTTAATGAATTACCAAGTTCACCAGGGTAACGTGAGTACAATGGAGCTTGTAATTCATTTGTTGATAAATTATCAAATTGTGTTTTGTTTTTAATTAATGTGGCAAATTCAGATGTGCCTTCATAACCAGCAACGGCAGCAGCATTTTTTGCTGTAGCGCTATCAACTGTACGAATTGCTCTCAACGAATTTCCATATTTAAGAAAACTTTCTGCAGTTAGGAATGACGCCGCATTGACATCATCACTTTTACTTGGTGTGCCAAAGAGTTTTCCTAATGCCGTTTCAGAACCAACATTAGTAACTTCGTCTGCTGGACCCCAATTAAAGTGACCGACATACGCTCCGACTGATGCTGATACTGGTTGTGTTACTGGTGTCAAGTCTGTTTCTGTGACTTGCACTCCTACGCTTTGTAAGGTTGCCATATATTTTTATCTTTCTTTCAGTGTTGTAATTATAAGTTTAAGTTGCATAATAAGAAAAATTCAATCTATCGATATTTATAAAAAGTCACTTTTACAGCGCATTCCACTCTTGAAGCGATGACACTTGGCGTTCATAGTCAATCATGCTAGGAGTTTGTGATGTTTGTGGAGTATCAAATATACCAAATGGAGGCAAGTCCTCTTCCATCTCTTTAATTTTTTCACTATAGAGCAGTGATTTTAGTTCAATATTACTGAGTCCTCCAAACGCATCTGTACTTACAAACCAAGCAAAGAGTACAAGATTCATAACCATATCGTCATGTGTGTTTCCACGAGCTGCATAGCTGTCTCCCTTTGGTTCAAAACTGCTGAGTTCAACTATTGTGTCTGCGTCACATAGTTGAAGTTTACCACTCTCAAGCAGGTCTTTTAAGTTACTACAACCAATACGTTTTACACGTTTTGTCATAGTCACCCCAATGCCACTGCTTTTTACTGAGCTTTGCACAAAAGTATTGTCATATTCATAGTCATAATAGATTGCATTACACACAACTTGTCCAGCATCATTGTTTTCAACTATTACAAGCGCATCATTGTATGTTTTCGCGGCACGAACAATAAATTCTGGAAACATAAGTGGAGACACAAGATTATCTCTATAGGTACACACCTGTTTAAAGACACCATCAACTCCAGATATATCAAATACTGTAAAAGTGCTGTAATCTTGACCGCGTCCTTTACTGACATCTGCGGTTATTATATAGTCATGACCTTCAATTGGTTCAATATAATAGCGTATGCCATGTTGTAATTGCAACGGATCATATGATTGCAGCCCCAATAGAGTGTCTGAACCTATTAATGTTTGACTACTGCCAATAAAATTACAATTATGTGAAATGATATTGTCATCATGATAAAAGGTATGAGAATTGCTAACATTAATGGGATCATATAAATCAATTGATTCGTTAACGATTTCAATATGAATAATTTTATTATTAGAGTTTATATGGTCTCCAATCTCTAATCTGTTAGCGAAAATAATATTATCATTAACGACAAATCTATGATCAACTGAACATTTTATGATTTTATTTGTAGATAGTGTTAATTTGATATATTTGTCGTGTACAGTTTTTCGCACACCATCAAATTTAACATATTCACCATCACCATTTTTAATTAAAACGTTTTGCATACTACAAATCTTTTACATACCCATATATTGCAACTGGAGTGACATTAAAAAAACGAGCAATAACATTGGAAAAAACTCTTTGTTTGGTAAGTATTCTTCCATTTTTTGATTTTTTACCAATATCTGGATGGTCAAACGTAGTATATTGTTCTATTAGTAGAGCAATATCATTATCATTTAATTTAAATGCCGCCTTTTTTCCACGTCTATTTTTTGATATTTTTTCTCGCACTTCTGGATTATCATTATAAAATTTTTTACTTCTATTAGATCTAATTTCAAATCCTTCACGCTTAGCTCGTCCCTTTGCTGCTAAAGACATTTTCTGTCTAGATTCATCGTCGAATTTATAACCAAATGTAGTAAATGACGATGAATTGTGTCCATACCCTTTTCCGCTTTTAGTAGAATTTAATCCATTATTAAATGTATCATATTCATCTATTGCTTTTTCTTCTGCTATTTCAATGACAGATCTATCATCAGATTCTAGCAATATTTCATATTCAAAATCATAACCTTTAAATTTATCACTTATTTTATGTTGGGACATTCTATTTTTTAGTCTATAATCAATAGTGATACCAATATATTTTTGACCATCACTTCTAGTTATTTTGTAAAGGATATGTTTCATATAAATTCTTAAGTTTGACTTTAACTTTTTTGTTATTTATAATAACATCAACTTCAGAATCACCTGATAAACATTCAAATTCCTGAGTAAATTGTAGTTCACTACTGTTTGCAATTGTCTGACGTTTCCATTCCTCATCTCGTCCTGGCACATCATTCCAACGAATTGTAAATGATTGAAACTCATTTGTGCCCTGTATTGCTCCCTCCCAAAGCTTATAAAACATATTACCAACTCCATTAGGAGTGCTCGTTATTATAACCTTTGTATCTTTACCAGAAGAAATAACTGGGTAGGTACTCGTATAAAACTCGTTTGCTCCATGCACGAACGCAAACTCGTCAAGGAAGATAACATTCATTGACAAGCCACGAATACTTGAACCACTTGTTGCTGCAGCAATAACTTCAGAGTTATTACTAAATTTTATGTTTCCTTTATTTAGGATTTTGCAACCAGGTTGCAAGAAAAATGGTAAGTTTTCAAGCATAAGTGTAAGACGACTCAACATCTCACGCGCAGTCGCCCCTTTGTTTGCTAGTATACCTATTTTCTTATCAGGGTTAAATATTGCATAATGTAACAACCATGCAACACTTGTCACAGACTTTCCGCTTTGACGACACGCAAGTACAATACTAAATCTGTTGTGCGTAAAGTGATCGACCATCTTTTCTTGATAGCCGCGCAACTTAAAATTTACGAGTCCACGATCAAGATTTATAACCTTTACATAGTGTTCAGCAAAGTATGACACACTCGCCATACATTTTTTATACTCAGATATTTCATGAGCGGTAAACTGTTGTTGAATACCGTCTCTCTTGATATATGGATTGCCATTATACGAATCTGGAGTAGTCATTCAACATCAATAGGT